AACTGCTTCATTGCCATGGCCCAAACATTCAGCCGAAGGAAGGACTCTGCTGAATACACGGACCTCTTGGCCCGTATGGACCTGGTGATCATTGACGAAGCCCACAAGCAGACATTTAACCCCCTGCTGCCATACATCAACCCCAAGGCCGTGGTCATCGGTGCGACCGCAACGCCATTGCGGAGGGGAAAACAGGAATGCCTCTCGAAGTTTTACAAGGCTCTCCATGCACCGGTGCAGGTGCAGGAACTGATCAGCCAAGGCTACCTGGCCGAACCAACGACCTACGGGATGACGCAGGACCTATCCGGGATCCGTATGAAGGGCGATGATTACGACACCGAGCAGATGGCCCAACGATTCAGCGAGCGGAAGGTCTTTGCCGGAGTGGTGCAGAACTACGCCAATGTCTGCCCAGGCAAGAAGGCTATCGTATTTGCGAGCAACATCGCATCGAGCAAGGAGGTCTGCGAGGCTTTGCAGGGTGCAGGATTCAACGCCCGGCACGTTGACGGAGAGATGCCAAAGTCCTTACGAGCCGAAACCCTTGCGTGGTTCAAGCAGTCCAACGATGGAATCCTTTGCAACTGCGACCTGATGACCACAGGCTTTGATGAACCATCCATCGAGGTCGTCATCCTCTACCGGGCGACTGCGAGCCTTCCCCTGTTCATGCAGATGGTTGGCCGAGGCTCCAGGGTAACGCCAAACAAGACACGGTTCACGGTGCTGGACTTCGGGAACAACGTGCAGACCCATGGATTTTGGGAAACCAACCGGGAATGGTCCTTGAAGAAGAAACGCAAACGGGAGTCCGCTGGCGTTGGTGGGGTGAAGAACTGCAAGAAGTGCGAGGCCATTATCCCGGTGGCTGCCATGGAGTGCAAGCATTGCGGGTTTGAATACGAGCGAAAGCCAAAGCCTCCAGGTGAAGTCGTAAGTTTGCAGATGCTGACCAAGGCCCAAGGCATGGAAATGGCAAAGCAAAGCACGATGTACCAAAAGGCTCAACTGGCAAAGGCCAAGGTCATCAGCCCGTTTTGGGTTCTGCACAATCAATGCAAGAGCAAAGCCGAAGCCTTGGAGTTCATCCGCTACATGGGATGGAGGCCAGGCTGGGCCTTTCACAATAAAGACCGTTTTCCAATCCTAAAGTAAGTTCATGCAAGAATTTAAACTACAAGCCGAATGCTTCCAGTGGCACTGGAACAACTTTCCCAACCACCGGGGTCGATTGTTCACGGTCAACAACAACGCACCGAATGCCTATGCCGGCAGCGTGATGAAGGCCATGGGCGTGGTCGCAGGGGTCAGCGACATGATATGGCTCTCGCCAACCGGTGCGGTGATGCTGGAGTTCAAAGCCGAGAAAGGCAAGCAGTCCCTCTCGCAGAAGTGGTGGCAGGGGGTCGTCCAAGAGGCAGGGTACAGGTACGAGGTCATCCGAAGCATTGAGGATTTTCAGCGAGTGGTCGCAAGTGTGGAATAGTTGTGTAGATTTGTTCCATGGCCCGACTGCTACTGCTGCTCCTGCTGACCGCTTGCACCAACGACCGCCCTTGGAAGGTGATTGAGGTCCGGGCCAAGGGTAACGCCTGCGAGTACGTTTTATCCCGCTCCAACGGATTCGGGCCGCAAGTCAAGACCCTGACCGATTCGTGTGGGAGGTATCAACTTTTTCAAACCTTAAATTTATGATATGGAATTTATTGGAATACATATTGCTTACGCACCAAACGCATGGTTTTGGATTACATTACTAAACTTTGATTGGAAAGACCAAAGCAGAAGTTTTTTACATATTGAAAAAAATAACAGCGTTTGGAAGTTTCAGTTTTTATGGTTGTCAAATAACTGTTGGATTATCGGCTAATTGCTACCAACTCGCTCATTCGTGAACAAATCGTCAGCCTCTGGTCTTACCAAACCTCCCCCAGCGTCAGCCTATAAACTTACCAACCAAACCCCAAACCGATGAAAACCACCCCACGACCTGAGTTTAAGGACTTAGTAGGTAAAACACTTACCGAAATCAAAAACAATAACGATGAATTAATTTTTATCGTTGACGATGGAACACGGTACAAGATGTATCACGCGCAAGATTGCTGTGAAACCGTTTCAATTGAAGACATCAATGGGGACCTGAATGACTTAATTGGAACGCCAATATTGATGGCAGAAGAGGTTTCAAACTATGAGCCAGACTCTGAAAAAGACGTTTTAAAAACTGAAGAAGCAAATGAATGGGGCTCGTGTACATGGACGTTTTACAAATTAGCAACGGCAAAAGGGTATGTGGACATTCGTTGGTTTGGCGAAAGCAATGGTTATTATTCACAATACGTTGACTTCGTTTGTGTTGTTGATAATGATGATGATAATGATTAATTTGATTTAAACCTCGCAAATTGTCCCATATAAACCCCAACCCCATGAAAACCACACCTATCGATTTCCGACGCTGGCAACTGCATATTCGCAAGGAGTGCGTCAACTGCAACCGCCCCGACAAAAGCGAAACCATCAAGGCTTGGTCCGTCAACTGGACCCTGCTCGGTCGTATCCTTCAAGCCAAAAACGCCTGACGATGGAATGGATTAAATGCTTGGACCGTATGCCGACACCTTACGAGCCAGTCCTGATTTTCACGACCGACATGAATCAAGCGCTCGCATGGCTCGGAGATGGACGCTGGTACTACGAACACCAAACTTGGTTCCTAATCGAAGTGAGCCACTGGATGCCACTGCCTCCTAACCCGTTTTAACATGGACCTAATCACTCGCACAATCCTCGGCTACACGGCAGAGGTCGTTGGGGTCAACCCCGACCAAATCATCAGCAACATCAAGACCCGTGAATTTGTGCTGGCACGCAGCATCTTTGCCGACATCGCTTATTCGGAGTATATGTACAGTTATTCTCGCATCGGGCGAATCCTCAATCGGGACCATGCCACGGTCATGCACAACATAGAGGTCCTGAACAGCCAAATGTGGCAATTACCGTCAATCAAGCACCTCCGCAAGGAAGTTTTCAACAGGACCAAAGAATTTCTGCAACATCCGCAGTAATCTATGCAATCTTTGCGTGAGTGAACGCAGAGGCTACCATCCTTGACCTTTATCGCAGCGGAGAAATCCGTAAGGCTTGCCTCACCATCACCGGGGGCAATCCGCTTTGGAAGGACCTCGAACAAGAGGTCGTCCTGATTCTGCTCGAAAAGGACCCCGACAAGATCACCAAGATGCAGGTGCAAGGTTACCTGCGATTCTACATCGTTCGTTTGATAATGAACCTGTACCGGGGCAACAACAACCAATTCGCTAAGAAGTACCGCCACCACGACGAGAGAGTCGAAGTGGACCCCGAAACCCAAGAACTGAGCAAGGACTACGACACCTTGCTTGACGACCTTTGGGCCATCGCCCAGCAAGAGATGGACTCTTGGGCCAAGGACGGAGCGTTCCCGTACGACAAAGAACTGCTGAACCTGCTGATGCAGACGGGGAACATGAAAGCCATGAGCCGGGAAACGGGCATCCCGTACAGGTCCATTATCTACTCCATTGAACAGGCTAAAGCCAAAATCAAAACCGCAATCGAAGCAAATGGATATACTGGTTTTTCCAATCCTGATTAGTGCTTTAGCGACACTTGCGGTCGTGGAGTTCCGGGTCCTGCCCCAGTGGTTCTACGCTTTGCCCTTTGCGAAGCGGAAGCCGTTTTCGTGCATGACCTGCTTTGGCTTTTGGCTTGGGGTGTTGCTGACCCTGCCAACGTGCCAATGGTACTTGGCTCCTATCCTCGGCCTTGCCTCATCTGCAACCGCAATAATCATCCGGGAATGGACCTTCAAATGACCGCCGACCAATTCATAGTGGCCCAAAAGCATCGCAAGTACTGGGACCAATACATCGCATCCCTAACCATGCGACTCCCACCCGATGCGGTTGCTGAACTGCAAGCCATCCTCACGGCTCACGGCCGACCCCCTACGAATTGGTGGTGCGCTGACTGCGTAAAATCGGCCCTCCAATACATTTACCTACAAGCGGACTTGTTCCTCGAAGCCAACCAAAACACCATAACCCACCCCCTGAATGCCCCTGCCAATCCCGAACAATAACGAGTCAAGAGAAGGCTTCATCGGTCGCTGTATGAGCAACAACGAGGCCAATGCGGAGTTCCCCGATACGGCTCAACGGCTTGCGGTTTGTGGCTCAATCTATACCAAACACAAAAGGCAGCAGTTCGAGTCATATGCGGACTATGGGGAAGGTATCAGGAACAACGCCAAGCGAGGGATAGAACTCAACGAAAGGAACGGCAACAAGTGCGCTACCCAAACGGGCAAGGTCCGGGCGCAGCAGTTAGCCAGCGGGGAAGCCATCTCGGTTGAAACCATCAAGCGGATGCACTCCTACCTGTCAAGGGCTGAAACCTACTACGACAATGCAGACGATACCTCGGACTGCGGTTACATCTCCTACCTCCTGTGGGGTGGCAAGTCGGCTCTCTCATGGTCAAGAAATAAACTCCGAGAACTTGGGGAACTTGAAGGCGAAGGATGACGAGGCCCAAGTGCAGGCTCGGATGGACTCGCTTATGATGGTGATAACCACCCTCTGCGACTGCATCGGAGCGGTGGACGATTCGAACTCACCGAATGCGTTTGCGGTCAAGATGAAGATAGTGGACAAGATTGACGAACTCATAGACAAAATCGAATACTAATGGGAACCAGCAAGGGCAACGGCAAGTACATTGAAACTCCCGAAAAGATGTGGGAGTACTTTGAAGCATACCGGGCAGGGGTCAAGAGCAACCCAAGGCTCAAGACGGTATTTCCCGGCAAGGATGCTATTCCCCAATACGAACCCTTGGAGCGTCCGCTGACCTTGGAAGGCTTTGAGAATTGGTGTGCGGATGCAGATATAATTGAGGACCTTGGGGCCTATTTTACAAACAGGGACAAACGATATGGCGACTATGTAGCCATCTGCTCGCGTATAAGGCGAACCATCCGTCAAGACCAAATTGAGGGGGGCATGGTTGGTCAGTACAACCCATCCATCACTCAACGCCTCAACAACCTTGTGGAACGCCAAGAGAACACGGTCCACATCGAGCAACCCCTATTCCCCGACAATGGCTGATTCTATCGTTGAGGGGGTCATTGACCAATTCAGGACAAGAGCCGAGCAGGGCAAAGCCAAGTACGGGACGACCATGGACCGCAACGACCTGACCCCGATGGAGTGGATTCAGCATTTACAGGAGGAACTGATGGATGCGGTGGTGTACCTTGAAAAGATTAAGCGAATAAATGGACTTTAGATTAACTACGGCCATCAAAAAGATTAGGCGGATGCAAGCCCGGAAGAAGGTGATTCAGGGCGGGACATCTGCCGGAGGCTAACCCCCGCTCGGCAACGGGTGGGGGTAGGAAAAACGCTCGCCATCCTTGCGGTCCTCATCGACATCGCAGCAAAGAACAAGACCGAGATATCGGTGGTTTCCGAATCCATCCCCCACCTACGGAGGGGAGCAATCAAGGACTTCGCCAAGGTCATGCAATGGACGGGCCGATGGGTCGCAGACCGATGGAACAAGACCCTGCTCACCTATCACTTTGCCAACGGTTCAATCATCGAGTTCTTTTCGGCTGATTCCGAGGCAAGGCTCCGAGGGGCAAGGAGGCAGGTCGTCTACATCAACGAGGCAAACAACATTGACTTTGAATCCTACTACCAGTTGGCAATCCGTACAAGCGAGGCCATCTACATCGACTTCAACCCGACGCATGAGTTTTGGGCGCATACCGAGGTCCTGCCCGAACAGGACGCAGAACTGATAATCCTAACCTACAACGACAACGAGGCCCTTCCTGATACCATCAAGAGGGACATCGAACTCAACCGCACCAAAGCCGAAACGTCTGCGTATTGGGCGAACTGGTGGAAGGTGTACGGCCTCGGTCAGGTCGGGACGCTTCAGGGTGCGATATACGAGGACTTCGAGGTGGTGGAGGGTATAGATGTCAGCCGTGCGAAATTCGTCGCCCTTGGGCTTGACTGGGGCTTTAGCAACGACCCTACGGCCTTGGTCGCTATCTACCGCCAAGGGGACTGCCTGCTCATCCAAGAACTACTCTACTCCACGGGTCTAACCAACCAAGACATCGCAGATAAGTTGCGGACCTTGGGTATTACCCGGGCTTGGGAGATCGTGGCGGATTCAGCCGAACCGAAGTCCATCGAGGAAATCTATCGGTTAGGTTTCAACATCAAGCCAGCGGAGAAAGGCCCCGATTCGGTCAGGAACGGCATAGACATCCTGAAACGCTACAAGTTGCAGGTAACCAAGGACTCGACCAACCTGATCAAGGAACTGCGGTCCTACACTTGGGCCACGGATAAGGAAGGCAAGAACACGGGGGTTCCGATAGACTCGTTCAACCACGCCTGCGACGCTATGCGGTATGTGGCCCTTAACAAGTTACGGGTCAGTAACTCAGGGAAGTATGTTGTGGTTTAACTTTGAGGCATGAACCCCGAACGCATCCTTGACCTGCTCATCGAAATCGGCAAGACGCTTGCAGCCATTTTCTTCATCATCACCCTTCTAACCCTCCTTTGGACCTTATGAAAGTCGTTCACTATTACCACATCTACTGCGGAGGGAACTGGCAGTTGATACTCAACCAACACATGATGGCGGTCTGCAATTAC